TGGCCCCTCGCCGTACGGATCCCCCGGGCCTGCCGCGCCGCCGGAGTCCCACTCCCCTCTCCCTCGCCGTCTAGACTCGTTCTCGGAAGCCCTGTACCAACCCACATGGCCCACGGACCCTAACGATGTTATTGCTCTCCGTGACTTTGTGGTTCGTGGTGCGAACGAGGCTGAACGGGCGGATCTGTACGCGCTGTTCAAGAGCGATCCGGCAGCATGGCTCGCCATGACCGCATGGACCTACCGGGTGAAGGAGGTCACCTTGGACGGGCGGGAACGCCCGGTGGAGGTGGCCGATGTGCCGTTTGTCCCGTGGCCTGTGCAGATCGGATCGATCCGTAAACTGGCCGCGTGTGTGAAGGACGGTCGTGATTCCGTGATCAGGAAGAGCCGCGACATGGGGGCATCGTGGCTTGTGCTTGGTCTGGCGACATGGGGGTGGCTGTTCCACGGGTGGCAGAGTCTGCTGGTGTCCCGCGTGGAGGACAACGTGGATCGGTCTGGCGACCCGGACAGCCTGTTCTGGAAAGTTGACTACCTGCTCTCAACCCAGCCCGGTTGGATCCTCCCATGTTCCGTCACGGACTTGAGGAAAGGTGGATCATATCGACAACACATGGTCTTGCGTCACCCGGTGAGCGGGGCCACTATCGCTGGTCAGGCGAGTGGTGCGCACATTGGCCGTGGTGGTCGCCGCACCTTCGTGCTGTTCGACGAGTTCGCCGCGCTTGAGGATGACGAGGCTGCGTGGCGTTCGGCTTCGGACACGACTTCCTGCCGCATAGCGGTGAGTACCCCTATCGGCTTCGGAACCCGCTACGACAAGTTGGTGTCGGAGGCGCGTGGGACGGGGAACCCTGAACTGATCGAGATGCTGTACTACCAGCACCCGGAGAAGGGGAACGGGTCGGTCACGAAGGTGGACACCGACGGAACCGTAACGGGTGTCACTGGTGGCACTTACGTCTGGACCCCGTGGCTTGGCGATCAGTTGCGCAAGCGTGACAAGATCGATCTGGCGCAGAACGTGTTTGCGGAGGCGATGGGTGCTGGCGCGGCCTTCTTCCCCAGTGTGTCGGTGACGGCGCATCGGCGGGAGTTTGGGCGGGAGCCACGCCGTGCGAACTGGATCAAGGGTCGGTGGGTGGACAGCCCAACCGGGCGTTGGCGGCTGTGGGGTGATGTCGAGGTGGGGTCATACGCCGTGGGCATGGACCCTGCCTATGGAACTGGTAACCACGCCAGCGCGGTCGCGGTGCTAGATGCCGCTACCCGCCAGATGATGGCGATGATGGTCGATGCCAACATCAGCCCTGCGGATCTTGCGGCAGAGGTGGCTGATGTCTGCCGGGGTGCTTTCCGGGATTCGGTGGTGGCGTGGGAGGTGAACGGCCCCGGCCAGAGCCTGCAACGCGACTTTGAGGCCCAGCGGTTCCATCGGGTGTGGAAGCCCCGGCGGGAGGGCAAGACCACCCACGGGATCATCGACCGCGTGGGCTGGGTGTCGAGTGAGCAGAGCAAGCGGCTGCTCTTGGGCAACCTGTCGAGAGCGGTACAGCAGGGGGAAATCATCGTTCCCTGCACTGGAACGCTGGACGAAATGCTGGCCTATGTGCTGGACGGCAACGGTCGGGTGATCCCCGGTCGGCTGCGGGACGAGAGTACGGGTGCGCGTGAGAACCACGGCGACCGGGTCATTGCATTGGCACTGGCATGGATGGCGTTGGACGATGCCCCTGTTCCCGGTCAGCAAGAGGAGCAGTACGCTCCCGGCTCTGCCGGAGACATCTTCCGCCATTGGGAGGTCAATCGATGATTGCCAACGTCAAGCGGGTCAAGGACTGGATCGACGAGAACGGTGAACGCGCCCTGTTCGCGGATGGGCTGGACGATGCCGTGGTCGGCCTGACGAGGGACATGAAGAGCGGCGAGTACCGGGTCGTATATGACATCAACCGCGTCCTCAACATTCTGGAAAATGATCAGGGAATGACCTACGACGAGGCAGTTGAGCATCTTGAACATAACATCGTCGGGGCGCACCTTGGCGACCTGACCCCTGTCTGGATGTTCCTGCCCGAATGCGGAGAAGCCTAATGGCACGAAAGCGTGGACCCAATCTCTCTGTCGGTCGTGGCGAGAAACTCCCTGTGTCGAAGGGCGCGGGACTGACTGCCAAGGGACGGGCGAAGTACAACCGATCTACAGGCAGCAACCTTCAGGCTCCGACGAAGGACAAGAACAACCCGCGTCACAAGTCGTTCTGCGCACGAAGCAGTTCGTGGAAGGGTGACCGTGGCAAGGCCGCTCGTGCAAGGTGGGGGTGCTGAACATGGCAAAGAACTCATTGGTCGGAAATATCAACAAGCGTAAGCGTCTTGGGATCTCGCGCCCCAAGTCGAAGTCAACCGTCAGCGCGAAGTCGTTTGCCGCCATGAAGCGCGGCTGGAAGAAGTGACCATGAAGAAGGCGATGAAGAAGGAGACCTACAAGTCTCCTATGGCAAAGAAGAAGCACGAGTCGAACGAGTCCAAGCGCATGAAGATGCGTGAGCGGATGAAGGGCGGTCGTTCCTAATGCCCAAGGTAGGCAAGAAGGAATTCCCGTACACGGCCAAGGGCAAGGCTGCGGCCAAGACCTACGCGAAGAAGACCGGGAAGAAGATGTCCAAGGCGAAGGGATACTGATGTTCATTCGCGTCCGTGGCAGTTGGTATCCCCACGACAGCATCGATGCCATCGTGGAGGTCGGCGGACGCTTGCGTGTCGATCTGTGCAATGGTGTCAAGATCGACCTTGACCCCATTGAATCGGAGAAGGTTCTCAAGCAGTTGGGCAAGGCTGTCGATGCTCCTGCTGAACCTGTGATCCCTACCGCACTCCTCCAGCGGATCAACTTCCTTGAGACGCAGGTGATGTCGATGAAGGCCCAGTTGGTCGGATTCGACCTCGCGAAGCCAAAGGCACGGATGAAGACCAATGCTTGATTTCTCAAACATTTCCCGGATCCGCGACGAGATCGACCGGGCAGAGTGGTTCCGCGACCAGCACATGTTCACTCCCAACGAGTGCCGTGAATGGTTCTGCGGTCAGGGCTACCGTGAGGGGTACGGTGTGAACCATCCGGAGAACGCAGTCCATGCGTACGTCTCGATGGTGCTGCCGCGAATCGTGCATGACAATCCGAAGGTCCGCGTGACGAGCGCGAGGCCGATGGTCCAGAAGACAGCCTGCGTTGCGATGCGGTCTGCTCTGAACCGATGGTGCAAGATGACGCGGCTCCGGGGGACTATCGAACGGATCGCCACCGACATGCTCCTTGGTTGGGGCATCGGGCTGACGGTCAACGAGCCGAAGGGCGCGGAACGCCAGTGGGATGCCAATGGTCCCTACCTGCCGCGCATCTACCGGATCGATCCGAAGCGGTTCATCATGGACCCGGCAGCGATGCACTGGGAGGAAGCACGGTTCCGTGGGCATGTCTACGTTGCCGACAAGGAAGACCTGCTCCGCCGTGCCGAACAGGACGAGACTTGGAACCGCGAGGTGATCGAGGGTCTTGCCACCAACAACGGCGTGGACGAACTCCGGGACCACCGCGACATTCCAGAGCGGTTTGAAATGGCGATCTACGAGATTTGGGTTCCGGAACTGGACGAGATGGCGGCGGAACTGATCGACGAACTGGCGGACGAGAGCCTGTACAACGGCACGATCTACACGATTGCCAAGTATCAGGGCAGTTCCGACAACTGCCAGTGCGAGTTCATCCGCAAGCCGCTGCCCTACTACGGCCCTGCGACTGGCCCGTACACCATGTTCGGAGCGTTCACCGTCCCCAACGACCCCTATCCGCTGTCGCCCATCGTGGCCTGCCGCAACCAGATCCAGTACGCCAACGATCTGGCGATCAGCCAGCAGGAGAACCAGCGGCGGTACAAGCGGATCCTCGTTGGCGATGCCAAGAACCCCAAGTTCTTGCAGGATGTGGTCAACGCTCCGGACCTCTATGTCTTTGCGGAAGCAGGACTTGACGCTCGTAGCCTCCAGCCTGTCGAGGTTGGTGGCTCCACGAACCAGCACATCCAGAGCGTGGAAGTCGCTAAAGAGCGTCTTGACAGGGCTTTGGGTATGTCTGACGCGATGCGCGGCAATGTCGCAGGTTCTGCTTCGGCTACCGAAGTTGCGGTGGCTGAATCTGCTAGCACCATGCGTATTGCCCACCTGAAGCGGGCGTTTCAGGATTCGATGGACCTCATGCTGCGGAACGTGGGCTGGTACATGTTCCACGACAACCGCATCAACATCCCGGTGGGCAGCGATGACACGCAGGCGATGGGCATGATCGACCCGGTGTTCGTGGGTGGGATCAAGGTTGGCTCGTGGGAAGACCTTGAAATCGATGTCGATGCCTACAGCATGGAGCGGACGAGCGAGATGTTGGCCCAGAAGCGGGCTGTCGAGACGTTCCAAGCGGTGACGCAGGCCGCGCAGGCGATGCCCGCGATGCCGTGGGTCAAGTGGCGTGACCTGCTCGGGTTCCTTGGCGATGCCCAGAACGTCCCGCAGATGCAGGATTTCATCGACGAGTCTGCCTTGCAGCAGATGCGACAGGCGCAGGCGGCTCCCCAGCAAGGGGGGGGTGTTCCGTCTGGAGGCCCAGCACCGTCTCCTACGGGTGAAGCACCTGCCGTCCCGCCGGAAGCGCAGGCTGCGATTAGTGCCGCACGAGGAAGAATGTAAATGCCAGCGTATGAGTTTCAGACTGAATCAGGGACGATCATCGAAGTCGCGTTCGCGATGAAGGATGCCCCTGCGATTGGCACTACTTACAACCATCCGGTGTTCGGTGATGTGGTCCGCGTCCCCAGTGGTACGCAGGTCAGCCCGAACTTCACCACCAGTACTTATCCCTATGTCAGCCAGACGCTTCCGCGCAACATGCCCGGTGTGCCAGCAGACAGCAAGGGAAGACCGATCATTATGAGCCGTAGGCACGAACGCAACGTAGCGTCCGAACACGGCTACATCAGAGCAGAGGACTGACATGGACAGCAACGCTGAACCCATCGAGCAGACCGACACTCCGACCAGCGGGTCGGAGGAGCAGGTTGTGCAGGACACCGCGCCCGTCAACGAGTCCACCAAGGACCAACCGATTGACGATGATGACGAGGTTCTGGCAAGGCTGCTCGACGAGTTGGAGTCCACCGATGAACCTGCCACGGAAGATTCGTCTTCCGCCGCAACGCCATCGGAAGCACCGACTACCGCCTTTGACCGTGAAGCGGTCGCCAAGATCCTGAAGAGGGACGGCGTACCCGATGAAGTCATTTCCTCGGCCAGCCCTGAAACGCTCACCAAGTGGGCGGAGTCTGCGGCGAAGCGACAGAAGGACGTTGACTCGTACGGCGGTCGAATGAAGGAAATGGAGGCGAAACTGGCAAGCGGAAAGCCAGCCGAACCAGTGGCAGCGCAGGACAACACTCCTGCCGCTCCTGTCGCGGTGAACGATCCGTTCGCGCAGATGGCGCAGATGTACGGCGAAGACCTCGTCTCGCCCGTGCGCCAAGCCTTTATGACCCAGCAGCAGCAGATGCAGGAACAAATGCTGCTTGCGCAGGCCCGTGCTTCCGATGTCGCACTCCGTTTCCAGTACGGCGCAAAGTCGCCGTCCTACGACACGGTCCTTGCGAAGATGTCGGAACTCGGTTCTGCAATGCCGGGTGGGTTTGCAAGCGTCGATGCACTCGCCGCTGCTGCCTACGAGGCACTCGTTGGATCGAAGCCATCCGCACCCGCGAACATCAGGTCTAGCCAGCCGACCCCACCAAAGGGTTCGACTCCTCCGGTGAAGCCTGTGCCTCGTGATTCGGATGACGAGATCCTTGATCAGATCCTTTCGGGCAAAGGCAGCAGCCTGCGCCCAGCAACCCGTAGATAAGGAGGGCAATCATGCCTTCGATTACCCAGTTCAATGACTTCATGCAGACCACTGGTCCTGCATACCTGAAGTCCGCCGATGCAGTCATCAACGAAGCCGTCAAGAACAACTACGTCCTTT